TGGCTTCTCGGGAGCCTTGGGGGCGACGTGAACGTGCCCATCATGGGAGTCCTCATGCCGCACTTCGTCTTCGGCGACCTTGTCAGCGGCGGGCGGCTTCGGGGTCGACTTCGTTGCCTTGGTTGCCATTGGTTCATTCCTTCGTGGGTGAATTGCCTTGGGATGCCTTGAGTCCCGCCCGCCTACCCCAAGGCAAAATAGGCGGGCGGGACGATCGGGGAGCGACTGTCGTCGCCTCTCCTAGGCCCCGTCGCCGCTCGGCTCGGGGTGAGGCTCCGGCTCCGGTTCCGTGTCAGGTTCCGGCGCCGGGGGAGGCGCTAAGGGGTTTCGGGCCCAGCCAGTGGAATGACCTGGCCGTCATCGAGGTAGATGTAGGCGTTGTTGCCCTGCTCGTCGGGCAGCAGGCGCAGCGTCAAGTCGTGGCCGGACAGCGCACTGTGCGCGGTCTGAAAATCGCCCTTCTCGGACACCTGGGCCAGTGGGGCGACCCACCGCATGGCCTTGAGGCCTTCGGACCCGTCCGAATAGAAGCTGTCGATCCACACCGTCTTCTTGGGCAGCATGTGCTTGTTGACCTTGATGGCCAGCCAGTTGCCGTGTGCCTGCGTCGCGGCAGTGAAGGCCACGTTGTCGTCGCCGTATGCCAGCTTGGCGATCTCGCGGTTCATGATCTGCAGAAGCACCATCTGCCAGGACACCGAGAACGATTCCTGTAGGAAGGCAACAATGTCGCCGCCCCAGGCCGCGACCTCGCTGATCGATCGGTCTTCGGTGCCGGTCACACCGTCTTCGGACACGAAGCCGACGTTGCGAAGATCGGGACTGTGCTCGGTGGCGGGGATGAAGATGTCGTCAGCCGGGGGCAGTGCAATACCCGGCTTGCCGATCCACACACCGCCAGTGACGCCGGGTGCGGTCGGGGAGCCGGAAAACAGTTCCTTGATGTCGCCCGCTGCGCCACCGGGGCCAGCCTGAATGGGTCCGGTCATGGTGAATACACCTCTCTGCCCAACGCGGGCAATGTGTTTGGGAAAAGATGCCTTGGAGTCTTAGTGCTTGGCTCGGATGAGCCACTCAAGGACGACCTGATAGCGCACGTGCGTTTTCACGTCCGGGTCATCGAGATCGGTTGGGCCACCGATCTTTTTGGCTTCTGCCACATGCGGGTAGCCGTCGAACAGGTACCCCACAGCGGCCTTGCCCAGCCCAGCCACCAGGTTCGCCGTAGCAGCACACCGGGGGCCGTCAATGTCGTAAAGATGGGCGACGATCTGCGCCCGTGTGGCGATTAGCGAAACGTCGGGGCCACCATTGGAGAACACCCGCAGGAAGCGATCGGGGCGATTCTTGGTGGGCACCGTCTTGCTAACATGTTGCGCATGTCCTTGTGGTGCAAGGGTATTGGCGAAGTAGTCGACTGCGAGCTGGTCAACGTCGGGGTGGACGATGAGCGTCATCGGCGCGCAGCTGCCCGCAGAAGCGAGGATGTGCGGCGCTCATGCCCAATGGCGCGACCGGTCGCGGTCACTACCGAGACACGGGCGCGATTCTTGCCGACGTGCAGGTCTGCCTTGTAGCTTGGCCCATCATCGACGGGGCCGTTCTGTGCCACGTCAGCGGTCACTTGGTGATCAAGGTTGGCATCTTGGGCGACCACCTCGCCGACCTCAAGTAGCTTGGCCTGCAACGCCGCTGATTTACGCAGCTCGCGGAAGGCACGTTTGTTCACGCGGACCTTGGTAACGGTCATCCCTCCACCCTCCGCAGGTTGACGACAGCGCCGAAGTGCTTGCCGAATGGGTTGAACTCAGTGGACTCGGGATAGCCGACACACTCAAAGACGTTGCCAGCGAGGGTTACCCGGTCACGCGGGCCATAGGGCTGATCGGGCGGCACTAGCAGCACCACATCGACAATGACGCGATCCTGGCCGACGAGCTTCGGCTCATTTGACATCGCCGGACCAGCGCCGTACACGGACCGTGCGGTTGCAGGTGCCCACTTGTCGACGAGGTCGCCGTGAGCGTTCTGCACGTCAGGAATGAAGGCCTCATGCGCGATGACAAACGGCGTAGGAAAGCTCGGCGCGGTCATCGGCCTGAGATGTCGATAGAGAACGCCTTGCCCGACACAGCCCAGCGGCGCAGGGCGAGCTTGTCGGCCTTCGTGAGCCAGACGCCACCCTCGGCGGCATCCGGGGTCAGGGTTACCGTCTGCGAAAAGACGTGCGCCGCATTGGTGACGGCGGCTGTCGAATCGGGCCGGTTCGTCAAGGCTCGCGCCGCTATTCGCGACGTGACCATGCGAACCCTGTCGGGCACTGGGTCAAACTTGCGGTCGCCGCAGTACGCATAGACCGCCTGCGAAGCCTCTTCGAGCACGCCAGGTAGCCATGTGATCTCAGTTTCGGTGAGGTCACGGCGTAGCCGCGCCTCGACGTCGACCTGGCTAGCGAGCGCGTCCACTTGACCGCTTCCGGGTGCGGCTCGTAGCCGGACGGGGTGCGACCGGTTCGGGCTGCGGCTCGACCGCTTCGGCTGTCGCCTCGGCGGGCTCGGCGCCTTCGATCAGGTGGGCGCCCACCACCTCACCCGGTGGGACGGGGTCGCCTGCGGACAGGCGCGCCCCACCGGGTAGGTAGATGACTCCGACCAGATCGGATCGGATATGGGGCATTGCTACTGCCCCGGCTCCGGGTCCGCCAGAACCTTCGCGGCCATCGACAGGTTGGCGTTGGCCAGCACCGGCAGGCCGATGGCGGCGCCGTGAACCCACACACCGATCGGGTCGCGGGTCTTGAAGGCGCCCATTGCGATACCGGGGCGGTCAACCTCGGCGATCTCGTAGTCCGGCTCGGACGACTCCAGGGTGGTACCCCAGACGGTCGCACCAAGGTCGGTGCCGTCCTCCGCGTACGCGTCGACCGGCGCAGGCAGCAGATAGACCTTGTTTTCCGGCAGGATGCGGACGGTCTTGCCAGCCACCTTTGCGCGGCGGTCGAACACCGCGACCGGGGGCAGACCGTACGCGGACAAGGTGGCCTGCACGAACGCCTCAGTGACCAGTCCCGGCGCGGTCGCCGAGTTGGTGGCCAAGGCCTTCATTTCGGCCGACAGCATGAGCGCGTTGAGCACCCGACGCGAAGTCAGGATGACACCGGGCTCGTCGCCGTTCTCGTCGACATAGGCGTCACGCCACAGCCGCAGATCGGTGAGCGGCTTGGAAGCCGGATCGGACCACAGGGTTGTGGCCGTGACGGTGAACGCCGCGCCGCGACCGTAATCGGCGGTGGCGATGAAGCCGTTTTCATTGATGGCGGCGACACCGCTGTCAATGACCTTGCCGCGAGCCACTTCGATCCGGTCGCTGATCGCGTAGGCGAGACGCTTGGCTTCCTTGAGCACCGAAGACAGCACAGTGTCGGAGTCGACGTTGCCACGCAGGCGCAGCTGGTCGTACTCCGAAACGCGCACCTTGCGGCCCAGCGGGGGCAGCTCGATGGTGACGCGCTCAGCGCCGGGGGTCTCCCCGATGCTGACCTCTGCGTCATACGAGCGGAACTCGGCAGCCTCCAGAAGACCGTTATCGCCCTTGGCGAATCGGGCAACGATGTCCGGCACGGTGCGGTTCGGCAGGAACGCGGCAAGGGAGCCCTTGCGGCGTTCGCGGTCGGCCAGCGCTTCGCGGGCATACCCGGTCAGCGCGGCCGGGGTGATGACATCAGTCCATAGAGTCATTGTTCAGCCCTTCCTTAGACGAAGACAAATAGGCCAGTGGTGTCCGCGTCAGCGGCGACCGTGGCGGGCAGCTTGGACAGGATCACGCGACCGTGGTCGAGCAGCGGGGCAACGATGTCGCCACCGCCATCACGCACCGACTGATCGGTGAACAGGAAACCGGCAAGTACGCCAGCGCCATTGGCGCCGCCAGCGGCGTACGGCACGTACGTGTCGCCCACCTTGGCCAGCGGGAGACCGGACTTGAGCCGACCATCCGGGTAGTGGGTTTCCTTGACCAGTGCCTCGCGGTCGATGGTGACGGTCCGGCATGCGTCGGTACCGTGCTTGGAGCCAAGCCAGGACTGGTTACCTGCACCAAAGGTCTCAGTGCGTACAGTGAGATCCATTTTCCCTCCTTATGAGGATTGGGGATAGCGCAGGCGAATCCTGTGCTACGCGTTGGGTTTCGGGTGTGACTTCGTGTACAGCTCTGCGCCAGCCGCCACCGATGACGGCTTGGTGTTCGTGCCACCAGAGTGTTGGCCCTGATGCGGATTCGGGACGGGAGGCCGCGCCCCGCCGGTGGCGGTGGTCGCGAAAAGCGGTTCCAGTTCGGCGATCTCGGCGTCAAGCTCCGCATCAGTGGAGCCAGTCAGCTTCTTAGCGATTGCCAGCGGCAACCCCTTGTCGACGCCGTACTGCGTGCGCTCAGCGGTCGCGGCCTTCACTTCGGCCTTGCCTCGCGCCTCAGTCTCGGCAGCCAACTTCGTTTGCAGATCGGCGATTTGATCCTGAACCCTGTCGGCGTCGGTCTTGTCGCGATCCTTGATCGCATCCAGCTCAACACCCTTGGCCACCAGCGCATCCAAGTCGCCGTACTTCTGGGCAACTTCGGCGCGCTCGCGGGTTAGGCGCTCACCGATGACGCGATCCATGTCGGCCTGGGTGAACTTGGCTTCCTTCTCGTCGTCATCCGGCGCACCACCCATCACAGGCCAGATCGGGCCACGCTTACCGAAGGCAAGGGCGGTCAGGCCGGTTCGGGGATGGGTCGGCAGAACTGTGGTCATGAAGATCTCCGTAGCTCGTCAGCATTACCCGGCCAATTTGACGCTGGCCGTCCGCGCCCACTCCCCGTTACGGGGTGGAGGTCTGTTCGCGCTGTTGCGAATCCATCTGGCGCAATACCGCTTTGAAGTCGATCGCGCCGTACTTGCCCTTTGTCTGGCCCGCATTGCGGGCGGCGGTCACCGCGTCGGCGTACTGCTTGTCCCACTGCTCGACATACGGCGGCGGCTCATATGAGCCACCCGGGCGCACCGCGACCGCGATGCAATGGCACCAGTCGTGGTACTTGTCGCCGTACTGTTGTGCGCCACGTAGCGCGCCGACACGGGCGTCGCCAACCTGGCGTCCACGCATGCCCGCCTGGCGTGCGGAACGGAACACAGAGCGTCGCGCCAGTGCCTCATCGCGGGTGGTCTGTCCGGCAGCGATGGCGCGCCGGTCAGAGGTCTCTAGGTTCACGCTGCGGCCACCAACCCCGAGCGCCGAAGCCTCGGACGTGTAGACAAAACCCCTGGTGGCGAGCATCTTGCAGAAGTTGCACGCGTTCGCCGACGCGTACCGCGCCCACCGGGCCCCCGGCTCACTTTCGACGTTGTCGGTGATGGTGCGCCGCGACTGGTCGAACACTGCCCGTGTGGCCGAACCCTGCAGCGCCTCCACAGGCTTGCCCTGCGTCAGCGACCACCGGCCCGAAATGGCCAGGCCTTCAACCTCGGCCAGCGGCGCGGCCACAGTGTCGAAACCAGGCGTTGCCACCGGCTGCGCCTCGTACCAGACCTGCGTCAAGTCATTCGACGCCGCCAGGTATGGCGTGACCACATCCGGGTAGGCGGCGGTGATATACGCCATCTGTTCGGGCAATGTCATTCCGGCGATGCGGGCCAGAAGTTCGGCGATCTCGCTGCCAAGCTCGATGGTGAGCTGGGTCAGAAGTAGTTGAAACTCAGCCGCCTCGGTTGGCATCGACCAACTCCGGTGTTACACCCTGCGGTGGTGCGGGCACTTCCTGCACAGGCGAACTCGACAGCCGCTCTATCAGTGCGGTCGCTGTCCTCTGTCGGCGTTCCAGCTCGATGACCTTCTGGTCGGCCTCGGAAAGGCCGACCTCGCGGTAAGTCACCTTGGAGTCCGGTTCCAGAATCTTGGATCCAACCAGCTTTGAGGCGCGGTCGGCGTCCGACGACGGGGTCGGGGTAGCAGGGTTAAGCCAGTTCGGCCCAACACCACTGACGGCGGCGATCGTGACACTCGGATCGCGATGCTTCATGATCAGGTAGGCCACCTGGCGCCAAGCCCGCGACCACATGCGTTGGCGCAGCAAGGCGCGCTTGACCAGTCGCGACTCCAGCACGCGCACAGCATCCGCAGACGGCGGGTTGTCGGTGGCAAAGCCCAGGTAGTTCCACGGAATCGCCGACTCAGCCGAAATGTGCTGCAGGTAGTGCTTCACCTGCTCGATGTACGGGGTAGGCGGCGCCGGGGTGAATTGGCCAACCTCCGGCATCGGGTCGCCAGGATTCTCCGGCGCCGGAATGAAGTTCATCCGCGACATGGCGACGTTCCACTGCTTGACCAGCTTCTCACCAGCCGAGGTGTTCTCGTCGATGCCGAACTGTGCCGGATCAACGCCGAGGCCATACCGCTGTGGCGCGGTGTAGAACTCGCGGTTGATCTCCATGCCAAGCAAGGTGCGGCCAATCGCCTCCGTCGCGTACCGGACAGGCGGGGTGATCTCCGAGCGGCCCCGAATATCCGAGGGGCGTTCACGGTTCGGGAACTGGACAATCGGCACCACGCCAAGGTTGTGTGGGTCCCGCTTGGCTTCGGTGACACGTCCATCGCTGCCACGAGGCATCGTGATAGTCGCCTCGGTCGTGTACAGGATCTCGACGGTCACCACAGCGGTCACGGGGTCGCGGCGCTGAGTGAGCGCGGCAACCTCCGTGCGGCGACGCGAATCCCACAGCACCGTGGTCTCCATCGGCGACTCAGCGTTGACCACTACATCCGGCTCAGACAGAGACTTGTCGCCGGTACCGACACCGATAAAGCCCATGCCGCAGATCAGCGAATCAGCAACCTGACGGGCCTGCTCAACCTCAATAGCGTTGTCCCGGTACGCCTCATCCAAGACAGTGCTGTCGCCGTCAAGCACAGACCAGCCGTCCCACTCGACGCGCTCGGCGAGCACATCGACCACGATGCCCGGCGTGCCCACGAACACCTCAAGGTCCGCAAGGTGCGGCGGCACAGCGATATCCAGATTGCGTGCCTTGTGCTTGCCTTCGTACAGCTTGTATTTCTTCTCATTGGCGCGGCGGGCCACACTCAGCTGGGTACGCAGACGTCCCAGGTGCTGGACCTCGACGGAAGTCAGGTCGCCAGAATCCATGAAGCGGGCCAGGTCTGCGGGCGGTGCAGCCATTTAGTACACCGCCTTTCTGGTGGTCCGCTTCCGAGGTCCCTTAGTGGTCGCGCCAAGTAGCGCAAGGCTTCCCGATACGAGAGGCGCAATGTTGACGGCATCGTCCGAGCGATCCCAGCCGAAGCCGCCCGCGTCTCGGATGGGGCGTTTCTTGGCACCGGACACCGCCCTGGTGACCGATTCCTGACCGCCATGGGTTAGCAGCGGTAGACCGTCTTCCTGTAGCTCCGAGTCGATCGAATCGAGCCAGGCGCCGCAGGCTTTCGCCATGTCCTGCGCCGTGGTTTGACGTGCACGGCAACGCTTAGCTAGCAGATCGGGCAGCATCGCAGCCGCAGGCGAAGCCGAATCGATCAGAATGTCAATACGTTTCGAAGTCTCGGCCAGCCACGTTTTACCGGCCGAAATGTCGAAGCCGCTCCACACCTCTTCGACGTGGACGCGGCCATTGTCGAGCGCCCAGGCCGCCGAGATGGACAGTTCACGACTGTGCGACATGTCGACGCCGATTGCCGAAGGCAGCGCGTCAGACTCCGGGCCAAGGTCAATTGCCGAAGCCCACAGGCTTTTCGGGATGATGCGCTTGAACTTGACGACCCGGTCCCAGATGCCGAGACCTTCCCGCAGGAATGAGGCCTCACCAAGAATCTTGCGCATGCGTCGCACCGCGCGCTCGGTGACGCGATTCGGGAACGCCGGAATCGCCTTGAGCCACTGGGCCCGATCACTCGGGTCACAGCCACGATCAGCCGAAAACTCGACGTACAGCGACTCGCGTGGAACGTCATCGTCGAACTCAGAGACATCGTCTTCGTCAACTTCGATACCGGCGTCGATCCGCTGAGTCGAGAAAAACTCGCTCGGATCATCCGGCTTCGGCGGTGTTCCCATCGTCAAGATGAGCGGGTTTTTCGCGACGTTCGTGGACGGCGTCATGTCGTCCAAGGCCTTCGACGTAAGAATCTGCGCCTCGTCGAATATCAGCACACCGATGTTCGGGAAGCCACGGCCGAAGCCACGTTCACGGGCGCCGAACATGATCACCGAGCCGTTGGTGAATATGATCTTTTCGTCGCCCGAGCCGCTGTAAATCCGTTTGATGTACGGTTTTACGCTCGGCATGTCGGCCAGGCCTTGCATCGACTCGAAAGTCTCGCGCGCCGTCTTGAACAGGTGCGCAGTCCAGATGCACCGCAGGCCGGGGTATTTGATGCACAGCGCGAACACAATCGCGCCGATCAGGTAAGTCTTGCCCGACTGTCTCGGTATCGAGATTGTCGTAGTGTCCGAGGCGTACAGGCCATCTGGGCGCTTCGCCAAGATGAGTCGACCCAAGTCGTCTTGCCAGTCATCGAATCCGATGCCCAGCACGCGGCATATCTCGCAGATCGATGGCCACTCAGTGGTGACCATGTTCTCCGGCGGAACCACATAGCGCGCCTTCGCATACAGCGCCGGGGCCTTGACGTTCCCGTCGTCGGCGATCTTCACGGCGTGCGCTATTGGATCCGATTCGCCCGAAAGCTGATCCAATGTGGCGATATCTTCGGCGATGTCCAGCAGGCGCCGAGACAGCGCCGCCAGATCACGGATCGGGGTGTCGGCACGGTCGACGGCGGTCGCCACCCGAACACGCATCTTGCCCAGTAGTTCTCGGCGTTCCTTGCGCGACTCGGGTCCGTCGTCAAGGTCGCGCAGAATCTCCAGCAGGCGCTGCGACAGCGACGCCAGCTCACGGGTATTCGTCTCGGGGTCAAGCACAACCGGCGAAAGGCGGTCGCGCATCGACTCCAGCAGGTCAGTCTGGTCGCCCTCGCGAGCGGCAACCATCACCGACATTGGTCAGCTATCCCTCAATAACCCGGCGCACAGTGCCGACCCAACACAGGCACCGCACGCACCACAAGCGCGTCACACCGAAGGCGGGGCGGGTGTGGAAGGTGTCACCGCCGCATTCGCAGCGCAGCTTCGTCGCAGTCGGCGTCTCGGTCCGCGATTCGACAATGCCGATCACCAGAAAAAGCCC